TGCAACTAACACAATTACATCTGGAGTATCAACATCTTCTTTTACTTCTGGTATTGACAGCACGTATGATACTTATTTATTTAAATTTATTAATATACACCCATCAGAAGCAGAGCATTTTACATTTCAAGGTAGTACAGATGGTGGTAGTAGTTATGGAGTTAATATTACTTCAACTATGTTTGACGCATATCATATGGAGGATGCTAGTGCATCAGCCCTTAGATATTTAACAGGTGGTGATTTAGCACAATCAACTTCATTTCAACCTTTAACTAATGTAACACCAGGTACAGATAATGATAGTAGTTATTCAGGAATTTTACATTTATTCGATCCCAGCAACACAACTTTTGTAAAACATTTTATAGGATCTCTTAATGTTATGACAGACAATCCAGCTTCAGATCAAACATATCTTGCTGGTTATTTTAATACAACATCAGCCATTAATGCTATTCAATTTAAACTTGCTAGTGGTAACATAGATTCAGGAGTTATAAAATTATATGGCGTTAGTTAAATATAATAATAGATCTATATTAAATGTAACTGCTTTAGGTAGCGTGCCAGCTGGTGGTTTAAATTTAATTACTACGAATACAATATCATCAGGAGTATCGTCATCTTCTTTTACTTCTAATATTGATAGCACATATGATACTTATTTATTTAAGTTTATTAATATTCACGGTGCATCAGCAACAGATTTTCAAATAAATTTTAGTGTAGATGGTGGTAGTAATTATAATGTTACAAAAACAACAACAGCAATATCTGCATATCACGGAGAAAATGATAGTACACCTGATGTTTATTATATTACTTCTCACGATCTAGCACAAAGCACGAGTGCAAAAAAAATTATGGGAACAATATATAATGACGATGATAATAGTGGTTCAGGTTATTTGTATTTATTTAATCCAAGTTCAACCACTTTTGTGAAACACTTTATTTCATCAACTCAAAGAACAGATAATGCAACAAGCAATAATTTTTATACTGCTGGATATGGAAATACTACAAGTGCAATAAATGCTGTTCAATTTACTATGGCATCAGGTAATATAGATTCAGGTGTAATTAAAATGTATGGATTAAGTAAATCATAATGAGTATTGTAACTTTAAATAATAGGGCATTAAAAGATGCAACAGCAGTTGGAACTACAACAGGACTTGGTGATTTAGTTTTTATATCAAGATCAACAGCTAGTTCATCATCAAGTGTAAATATTACATCAGGTATTGATAGCACTTACAAAGAATATATATTTATTTTTAATAACATTCACCCAGCTACTGATGGTACGCACTTTAATTTTCAAGCTACGACAAATGGGTCAGATTTTAATGTAACAACAACATCAACAACTTTTGAAGCATATAACAACGAAACTTCAGGTTCTACTTCTTTATATTATGATAGTAATAAAGACCACGCACAAGATACAGGTTATATTAATTTAGTAGATAATATTGGTTCTGATAATGACCAATCTGTTTCAGGGTTTTTACATCTTTTTGATCCAAGCAATACAACTTTTGTAAAACATTTTTTATTTACATCACAAAGATCGTCTTCAAACGATTTTTCAGCAAATGATTTTACGAGTGGTTATTTTAATACAACAACAGCGATAACAGGTTTATCATTTAAATATGAATCAGGAAATATAGATTCAGGTACAATAGATTTGTACGGAGTAAATTAACAACAACAAATAGGAGAAACAAACATGCCAAGATATAAAATGGTCAACGGTGAAAGAATCCAACTAACTGCTGAAGAAGAAGCAGCTAGAGATGCTGAAGAAGCAGCTTGGGAAGCTGGTGCTTTAGGAAGAGCACAAGCTAGCCTAAGAGCTAAAAGAAATCAGCTTCTAGCAGAGACAGACTATTATGCTTTATCTGATGTTACTATGTCAGCTGACATGGAAACATACAGACAAGACTTAAGAGACCTGCCTGAAGGAAAAGACACTGTTGAAAAATGTGAAAACGTTGTATGGCCAACTAAACCATAGTTAAATGGCTAAACGCAAATCCCTCATAGGCGTTAACAATTTTGTAAAACAAACTAAAAAAAGACGACCTGGGAGACACAATAAAAAATATAATAAACGAGTGCCCAATAGATCAAAATATAGAGGACAAGGAAAATAATAATGGCAACGATAGACGCACCAAATACAACTACACTAGCTGAAGGGGCTTTACAGCCTACTACAACAGAGCAGGATAAAAGTCGTAAAGTAATATCATTAGTTGATACTTTACTTACAGACCCTGCATCACGTATGCCTGCTGGAACAGTTGTAACTCCACAATTACAACAAATAGAAACTGGTGAAGCTATAGCAACTTCTGGCCTTACTGGAACAGTAGCAGCTGCACAACCAACTGCAGGAGTTATTCCTACAGTTACAGCAGCAACAGCACCTACGGCAACAACTACAGCAGGACCTACAATAGCAACTCCTGCAAGTATGACAGCAGCAACAGTAGCTGGAGCCACTCCAACTATGACAGCTCAAACAGGAACTGTAACAGCTCCTATGACTGCTCAAACTGGAACTATAACTTCTGATGCTACAGTTAGAGGACAATTAGCAAATATTACACAAGATATTGAAACATCATTACAAACTGGTAATGCACTTCCTGCATATTTAAGAGGTGTTGCAAATGCTACAAAAGCAGCAATGCAACAAAGAGGATTAGGTGCAAGTACTATGATGGCAGAAGCATTAGCTGATGGATTATTAACTGCTTCTATACCTATAGCACAAGCTGATGCTGAAACATATAAGCAGATGATTTTTCAAAATCTTAATAATAGACAACAAGCTGCTATAACAAATGCTAATAACTATTTTCAAATGGATATGGCTAACCTATCCAATCAGCAACAAGCAAGTTTACAAAATTTAAATGTAAGACAAAGTTTTTTATTATCAGATCAAGCTGCATCAAATGCTGCTAGACAGTTTAATGCTACAAGTCAAAATCAAGTAGATCAATTTTATTCTAGTTTATCAGGACAAATTAATGAACAAAATGCTGCACGATCAGATGCAATGAATCAATTTGCAACAGCAGAATCAAATAAAATTTCAGGTATAAATGCTCAAAATAAAATGGCAGTTGAAAAAGCAAATGCCGATAGAGCACAAGTATTAAATCAATTCAATGCTCAGTTATTAGATCAAAGACAAAGATTTAATGTAGAAAATCAAAGAGTTATTGACCAATCAAATGTTGAATGGAGAAGAACTATTAATACTGCAAATACCACAATAACAAATGCAACAAACCAATTAAATGCACAAAACCTTTTAAATTTATCTAATTATGCATTATCATCTTTATGGCAACAATGGAGAGATGAGGCAGCTTGGGTAAATAGTTCATCAGAGAATGCAGAAAATAGAGCACACAATACTGCTATAGCTGCATTAGAAAGATCTACAGAATTAGATTTAGCTGATGAAAATAAAACATCTGCATTATATCAATTACTTGGTAAATTTGGAATAGCATTAGTAACATCATAGGAGAATAAATGGCATTAGATTTAGATTTTTTTAAAGATATAGGAAAAAGTGCAAAGGCAATAGGAACAGGTGTTGTTGATTTTTTTAGAAGTCCTAGCATGGATACAGTTAAAGATATAGGTTCAGCTGTAGTATCTGTAGGAAGTGCAATAAGATCTGCAGGTAGTGATTTTAAATATACACCACCAACAGGTTTAGCAGATCCAAATGTAAATTTAGGACAATTTAAAGTACGAGGTACATC